TGAAGAACAATATAAAGAAGAATTTGGAGCATTTCTAATCTTCATAGTTGTTCTACTTGGATGGATAGGATATCTTTTTATATAAAAAAAGTATGAAAAAATTTGGAAATATGAAATATTTTTCGTATATTTACAAAGTAATAAGATTTAAAAGTATAAATGAATAGATTTAAACACTTAAACAATTTAGGATATAAACCTTCATCAGAACCAAGAATGTTTTGTTATCTATGGGATGAAATTAATGTAGATGATGAATCTAAATTTGGAGAAAGGTGGGTATTTGCTGGTCAAAATCCAGTTGATGAATGTCTAAAGAGAATTAGAAAATCACTTGGGGTTCGTAAGGATATATTTGATAGTGGTATAGTAAATGTACCCATAATATGGGATGTTACTGATTACGCAAAATCAATCAACAGATATTATAAAGGTAGTAGAGTTGATGATGAAATTAGAAAACATATTGGATTTAGAAAAAATAAGACTGGAGAGATTCACACTTTATCATCTACTGATATGAAGATAAAAGTAGAAAACTTTTTATCTTCTCAAAATCAACCAAAACCCATCGTAAGGTTATCCTCAGGTCAATATAATGAAGTTGCTGAAATTAAAAATGCAATTAGTAATGGTAAACGAAGAATTTTAGCAGAACTTGCTGCAAGATTCGGAAAAACTATTGGTTCTGCTTCTATTAGTTTAGAAAATGAAACTCAAGTAACCATAGTTACTTCTTATGTAAAGACAGTATTTACCTCTTTCCAAACTGATATTAACTCATTCGAACAATTCAAACATATTGTTCATATAAACTCTGCTGATAAAGATTACCAATCTCAAATTGAAAAAGCACTATCTGATAATAAACAAATTTTTGTTTATGTTTCTCTTGTAAATGGTACAAAGAGGAATGATAGAATGAAATTCTTATGTGGATTAGATGTAAGTAGAATGATAATTGTTGATGAAGGTGATTTTGGTGCTCATAAAGAGAATCAAGTTAAAGTTATTAAAGATAATATCAAAGATGATGATATTCTTCTTATTATGACTGGTACTAATTCTGATAGAGCAGCTTCTTCATGGAATATTGATTATATGACTTCGGTTACTTATTTTGAATTGTTGGTTAATAGAAAAGAATCTACTGAACTTAAAAGGTTGGGTGAAACAATGATTTCAAATCCACTAAATTTAAAATACTTTACTAAAGATTTATCAAGAGATTTACTCTATCCACTAATCCAAGGATATCAGATGGATTTGATATCATCAGTAAATATGGCAATATCACGAGGGTTACTTACTGATGAAGATTTTAAGAAATTACCATCTTGGCAAAAATTTGCTCAACATCCAATTAAAGGTAAGGGTTGGTTTATTACTTTATTAGAATCTTTATTTAAAGGTAAACATAACTTAAACTCCTTAAATGTTGATTTACAAACAAACTCTTATGGGGGTAGGAGAGTTGCAATGATGTTCTTTCCTGATAATACTAAAAAAACTAATTTATCCACTATTGTAAACATTGTATCAGAAACTTTATCTGATTATGTTGTGATTGAATTATCGGGTAATGTTACTACTCAAAAACAAGCCGAGAAACTTGTTAAAGAAACAATGGAAAAAAACCCAAACAAATCGATTCTTATTATCTCAGCTAAAATGGCCCAAAGGTCATTCTCAATCAAACAACTTGATGAGTTATATCTTTGTTATGATAAAGGACAGAATGGGGCAACAATCCAAAAGATGTCAAGAGCATTAACTCCAAATGATACTGATAAAGTTGGTAAGATATTTTCTTTATCTTTTGATTCAAATAGAGATGATAAGTTTGATACCTTATTAGTTCAAACCGCTTTAAACCTTTTGAAAGGTAAGAAGAATGAAACTGATATTAATGAACAATTAAGAAGAATTTTAAGTTCAATTGATATCTTCTCATGTACTGAAGATGGTTCAATTAAAATTGATATTGATACTTTTGTTGAATCTGCTTTAAGTAGAAAAACAATTTCTCGTGTAATGGGAATGAAAACCGATATCAATGGAATTCCTGCAGAAGTTGCAGATGCTCTTGCGAATGGTAATAGGAATTTTATTAAAAATGAATTAAGAAATATTGCCAAAATGGGTAAAACTAAAGAATCAACTTTATCTCTTAAAAGTAAAAGAAAAAAATCTGATTTAAAACCTAAAGAATTAAAAAATATACAAAAAGTTAGAGAAATGTTAACCGCAATTTACGAACACTCTGATATTCTTATGAAAAGTGCAAAGACTTTAGGAGCTACTAATATAAGACAGGCATTTAAAGTATTTGAAATGAAAAAATGGGAAAACATTATTGGTAAAGAATTTGGTGTTGATTTTATTATTATAAAATACTTGTTTGAAAGTGGTAGAATAAACGAAAATTGGGTAAATATTTTACACAAATAATTTGGATTTCTCATTTATTTTTCGTATATTTGAATATAAAACTTAAAGATATAAACTATAAAATATGTTATCAAGATTAAAGTTTGATTTATCTGAAATAATTAAAGAAAAACTAAGTTATATCCCTAATTATATATGGGAAAGTACAACTACTACCTTCTGTGATTTCCAAATGGCAGGCGGTCAGTACATAAGAGAAATCGTAAATAAGTTAAGAGAGTTTGGACATTCTGATAAAAACATAAAATCACGAGTATATGGTTACTCTGAAAATGAGTTTTATCTATCAGTTATACAGAGTGATTCTTCTTTAATTGGAACTTTTGATGTATATAAAAAAAATATAAATATGAAATTTGATGTAATAGTTGGTAATTATCCATATCAAGAAAATAATGGTGCTGCAACAAACAAACCAATATGGGATAAATTTGTTGATATGTCATTTAAACTTTCTAAAGATGGTGGTTATATTGCTGTAATTCATCCTCCTGGTTGGAGAAATGTTGGTGGTAAATTTAAAGAAGTTCAGAAATTATTATCTTCAAAAAATATTATTTTTTTAAATGTAAATTCAGTTGATGAAGGAAGAAAAGTTTTTGGGGCAACTACTCCTTTTGATTATTATGTATGTAAAAATGAATCTTATAAAGGAAATACTATAATTTCTACCGATGATAAAAATTTAATAAATCATAATATTCAAAAATTTAATTTTGTACCATCATCTAATATTGATTTATTTGAAAAACTAATATCTAATTCAAATACGGTTCAAGTATTATATACCACCGAGTATCATACACAACATTCTCATGTAAATGATTCTAAATCAAATAAATTTAAATATCCTTTGGTTCGTTATGCATATCGTGATAATACTATTGATTTTAGATATTCAAATGTAAAAAAAGGTCACTTTGGAATTCCAAAGGTTATCGTAGGTAATGGGGCAGATTCTGGAAATATTTTAGTGGATAAAGCTGGAGAGTATGGAATGACAGAATATGCATTTGCAATTGTTGATGATGTTAATAATTTACATAATATAAAAAATGCATTAGAATCTGAAAAATTTAAAAATTTAATGGACAGTTGTAGATTTGGTAGAACCATGTATAATAGAAGGGTAATATCATCATTTAGAAAAGATTTTTGGAAAGAATTCATCAATGATTAAAGAGTATGTAAATCATAGTATAAATTACTCTTATATGAGTGGTATAGAAAGAGATAAACTTCGAGTAAAAGAAACTGCAGAAGTATTTACTCCTACTCCATTGGTACAAGAAATGTTGGATAAATTAGAAGAACAAAATTCAGAACTATTTTCAAATCCAACTAAAACATTTATAGACCCTTCCTGTGGTGATGGCCAATTCCTTTCCGAAGTAGTTATCAGAAAAATGGAAAGAAGTGGTTGTACTTTAGAACAAGCCCTTTCTACAACTTATGGAGTGGAACTAATGGAAGATAATGTAAAGTTATGTAAAGAAAGATTGGCGGGTCCAAATCCAAGTGAAGAAATCTTGGATATCCTTGATAAAAATATTGTTTGTGCAGATGCACTAACTTATCATTATAGATTCGATGGAACACCATCAGATGTTAGTGATATTGAAGTAAAATTAAATCAATTTTTATGATAAAATAACTCGAAAATTCGGTGTATTTTTTGAGTTTTGTTATATTTATATGTACACCGAGTCTTTAAGTTTAGGACTCAAAATTTAAACTTAAAATTTAATTATTATTAACAATTTAAAAATTTAAACATTATGGCTTTAGACATCAATGCAATTAGAGGACGCTTAAACAAGCTCCAAAACACACAAAGAAAAACAGATTCGCTTTGGAAACCAACTCCTGGTAAACATCAAGTAAGAATCGTTCCTTACAAGTTCAACAAAGACAATCCTTTCATTGAACTTTACTTTCACTACAACATCAACAACAAAACTTATCTTTCACCACAATCTTTTGGTAGACCTGACCCTATTGTAGAGTTCGCTGACAAACTAAAAAGAATGGGTGATAAAGATGATTGGAAGGCTGCAAAGGCTATGGAGCCTAAGTTGAGAACTTTCGTTCCTGTTATTGTTCGTGGTGAAGAAGGAGAAGGAGTTCGCTTTTGGGGATTCGGTAAAACTGTATATCAAGAGATTCTTGGTTACATCGCAGACCCAGATTATGGTGACATTACTGACCCAACAAGTGGTAGAGATTTAACCATCGAGTATATCTCTGCTGAAGAAGGTGGAACTTCATACCCAACTACAACTATTCGAGTTAAACCAAACCAATCTCCTCTTTCAGAAGATTCAACTCGTGCAACTTCATTCTTAGAAACTCAAACAGCGATTACAGATTTGTATCAAGAGTTGTCGTATGATGAGTTAAAAGGAGTGTTAGAAGGTTGGTTAAACCCAACGGGTGAAGATGAAACACAAGGGACTTCTGCATCACAAGAAACTCTTGCACCACAATCACAACCAACTCCATCACAACCAGCACCAACTCAAACATCAACCAAAACTGATGATGTTGCTGCTGCATTTGATGATTTGTTTAACAACTAATAGACCTATTTTATGGCAAAGAAAAAAGAACAAGATTTGGACTTGGCAGACATCCTAGCCGGTGAACTGAACAAACAATCCAAAGATAACAAAGTTGCATTCTTCTTAGATGATGACACTGCACCAACGAATGTTGATGGTTGGGTTTCCACGGGATGTGCTATGTTAGATGTTGCAATTTCTAACCGCCCGTATGGTGGATTGCCAGTTGGTAGAATAGTAGAGATTACAGGATTAGAACAATCAGGTAAATCACTTGTATCTGCTCACCTCCTTGCTGAAACACAAAAACAAGGGGGTGTTGCGGTACTAATCGATACTGAAACTGCAGTAAGTAGAGAATTTTTGGAAGCTATCGGTGTGGATGTTTCAAAATTACTTTATGTATCAGCAGATTCAGTAGAACAAATCTTTGATATGACCGAAACTATTATTGAGAAAGTTAGGGAAACATCAAAAGATAGATTAGTTACTATCGTTACCGATTCAGTTGCAGCTGCTTCAACTAAAGCAGAACTTGCTTCGGATTATGGTAAAGATGGGTACGCTACTGATAAAGCAATTATCATCTCTAAGGCGATGAGAAAGATTACCAACATGATTGGTAGACAGAAAATCTTATTAGTTTACACCAACCAACTTCGTCAGAAGATGAATGCGATGCCGTTCGGTGACCCATGGACAACAAGTGGTGGTAAGGCTCTTGCATTCCATGCTTCAGTTAGACTTCGTTTAAAGGGAACAGGTCAAATCAAAATGAAAGTTGGTGGACAAGATAAGATTGTTGGAATGAAAGTTCGTGCACAAGTTATTAAGAATCGAATGGGCCCACCACTTCGTTCTACTGATTTTGAGATTTACTTTGATAGGGGTATAGACAACTATGGCTCTTGGTTAAAAGTAATGAAAGAAGAAAAAATCGTAAAACAAGCAGGTGCTTGGTACACTTACATTGATACTGAAACTGGTGAAGAAGTTAAATTCCAATCTAAAGATTTCATTGGTATAATGGAAGAAAGAGAAGATTTGAGAGAACAAATCTACAAAAAAATCTGTGAAGAACAAATCTTACAATACAAATCAGACACTTTGGATATTGACAATATGGAGATTACTCAAGGTGGTGAAGGTATGGAAGATTAAAAACAACACAAATGAGAAATATTTTATTAAAAGCAACTCGTTCACATGCTCAAGGGCATGTGGATAAACACATCGCAAACATTGAAGTTTATTTAAATCAATCAGTTGGTATTGGGGAACACTCTGATATTATTGAGGCTATTGAAATCGAATTGGCAGAGATTGCAAAATATCAAGACCAATTAGATATTTTAGACCAATACTTTCCACTTGAAAAAGAAACTTTATAATGCGAGAACTCTACAAGAACATTTTAGAATCGGTTGAAAAAGACCATGAAGAAAATATCAATAGACATCGCAACTCGCGAGTCCTAATTATTGATGGGTTAAATACTTTTATTAGATGTTGGACTTCTATCCCAACACTAAATGATGATGGTGACCATGTTGGTGGGGTAACAGGTGTACTCAAATCAATAGGATATGCAATCAGACAAGTAGAACCGACTCGTGTTATTGTAGCGTTTGATGGTCAAGGTGGCTCAAAGAATCGTAAAAAGATTTATAGTGAGTATAAAGCCAATCGTGGTGGAACTCAACTTAGAATAAACCGAGCATACAATGAAATGATGAACGAAGAAGAAGAACGTGAATCAATGAAAAGACAGTATGTGTGGTTGATGGATATGCTGAGTTATCTTCCTGTAACTACTATGATTTATGATGGAGTCGAGGCAGATGATACGATGGCCTATATTACTACCAATCTTTTAAAAGAAGATGAACAAGCGGTAGTTATGTCTACTGACAAAGATTTTTTACAACTAGTCAATGATAAAACTATCGTTTGGTCACCTACCAAAAAGAAGATTTATAATAAAAATAGAATTAAAGAAGAATTTGGAATGGACCCAAAAAACTTGTTGTTGTATCGAGTTTTAGATGGTGATTCTTCGGATAATATACCAGGTGTTTATGGGTGTGGTATAAAAACTATACTTAAACGATATCCTGAAGTTACTGAGGATAGAGAAATAACTCTTGATGAGTTTTTTAAACTAACTGAACAAAAGGTTGAAGAAACTAAAGGTAAAATAAAAATATACAACGATATCTTAAAATCCAAAGGCCAAATAATTATGAACGAAAAGTTGATGCAACTTAAAGATGTTGATATTTCTGGTCAAATTAAAATGAAAATCCTTGAGAGGTTTAACGAAGATTTAAAACCGTTAGATAAGATGGATTTTATGAAAGTTTTATTAAAATATAAGGTAGTAAATAATTTTGGTGATATAAATGATTGGTTAAAACGAACCTTTGGAGGTATTATAACTAAATAATTTGTAAATCATTTATTATTTTCGTATCTTTGTACAAGTTTTAAAAAAGAGTCAATGCAAGAACAAATAGATACTTTATCGAAATACGGGCAATCATTTCAAAGTAAAGTAGTTTCTGCACTCCTAACTGATGGTAAATTTCTTGATACAATATCAGAAATTATAAACACGAAATTTTTTGAAAGTGAAGCTAACAAATGGATTGTTAGTGAAATCTTAAACTATCATACGGAGTATAGAAAACCACCTACCCTTGATGTATTCAAATCACAATTATCAAAAGTAGATAATGAAATCACTAAAAAAACAGTGGTTGACCAGCTCAAGCATGTTTATACTGCTGTTGGCAAAGAAGATTTTGATTACATTAAAAAAGAATTCACAAATTTTTGTAAAAACCAAAATCTTAAAAATGTAATCCTACAATCAGTAGACCTACTTCAAGCTGGTTCATATGATAGAATCAAGGACTTAGTTGATGCTGCAATGAAAGTTGGTCAAGAAAATAATATGGGATTGGATTATATCGAAGATTTTGATGTAAGAACTGAGGATTTAAAAAGGTCAACAGTTCCAACTAAATGGGAGCCAATCAACGATTTAATGGATGGTGGTTTAGGTCCTGGTGAATTAGGTGTGGTAGTTGCTCCATCAGGAGTAGGAAAAACTTGGATACTTACTGCACTAGGTGCAGAAGCCGTACGAAGAGGTTTGAGTGTAGTTCATTATACAATGGAATTATCAGAACACTATGTAGGTGCGAGATATGACACGGTATTTACAGGGATACCCTCGGCAGACTTGAAGAATAAAAAAGAAGAGGTCAAAAGTAAAATCAAGAATCTCAAAGGGAAACTATTGATTAAATATTTCCCACCAAAAGGTGTTACAGTAAAGAAGTTACAGCAACATATCGAGAAGATGGTTACGTTAGATAACAAGCCCGATGTTATTATAGTTGATTACGCTGACCTTTTACTCTCTCATTCTAATAAGTCCGACTCTACTTATGCAGAACAAGGAGGAGTTTATATAGACCTTCGAGGGATGAGTGGGGAACTTGAAATACCCATTTGGACTGCATCTCAAACCAATCGTTCGGCAATTGATAGTGAGGTTATCGAGGCTGACAAAGTCGCTGATTCATACGCTAAAGTAATGAATGCTGACTTTATTATGTCTTGGAGTAGAAAGAGTAAAGATAAACTCAACAACACTGCAAGAGCCCACATTATGAAAAACCGATTTGGACAAGATGGAATTACTTTCCCTTGTAAAATGGATACTAACACAGGATTTATTGAAGTTTATGATGGAACTTCACCAGATGGTGTTATTGCAACCAAAGAGGCAGCAAGTGGTCAACTTGAACAAAAAAAGTTACTTCATAAAAAATATACCGAAAGTTTAGGGTTTTAAGGTATAATAATGATTGAAAATATACCAAAAAAATTTAACATATTTTCAGAAATAAGAAACATAATATAGAAAAATAGTAAAGTAAAAAAATTTAATATTAAAATTGAATTATTTTAAAGTATATACAATAGTTATACCTACCTACGAAACTACGGTAGGTTTTTACTACTAACTTAAAAAGGAATAAAATTTATGGCAAATTCACAAGAAATCTTCGAACAAATTAAAGACCTCTTCGAGCAATTTGAAGAGAATCACAACGGAACTACTAAAGCATCTAAATCAAGAGCTAGAAAAGCAATTGGTGAAATCAAAAAGTTAGTAACTGAATATAGAAAAGCTTCAGTAGAGGAAACTAAATAATTTTTTAAGAGATTAGAGATATGGGATTATTTGACGAAAGAATACCTTTTAAGCCATTTGAATATCCAGTTTATTATACTGAAGGATGGTTGAAACAAGCTCAAGCGTTTTGGTTACATACTGAAATTCCAATGCAGGGTGATGTAAAGGATTGGAATGAAAACCTTACTCCAGCAGAAAAGAATTTGGTAGGTAATATCCTTTTAGGATTTGCTCAAACTGAATGTGCAGTTTCTGACTATTGGACAGGTATGGTTACTAAATGGTTTCCAAAGCATGAAATTCGTCAAATGGCAATGATGTTTGGTTCACAAGAAACTATCCATGCTACTGCCTACTCATATCTCAATGAAACTTTGGGGTTAGATGACTTCTCTGCATTTTTGCACGAACCTGCAGTTGCAGAGAAGTTTGAACTCCTAACTCAAACTTCAGCAGATTGGACACCTGAAGATTTGAAAACTAATGAACAAGCCAGAGTTGAAGTTGGTAGAAGTTTAGCAATTTTTTCTGCTTTTGCAGAGGGTGTATCTTTATACTCATCGTTTGCAGTTCTTTACTCATTCCAAATGAGAAACTTGTTAAAAGGCATTGGACAACAAATGAAGTGGTCAGTTCGTGATGAATCACTCCACTCACAAATGGGCTGTCAGTTATTCCGTCATATGTGTGAAGAATATCCTGAAGTAAAAGAACAATCACGCGAAGTCATTGAAGAAGCATCGAGATTGATTGTTGAACTTGAAAGTAACTTTATTGATAAGATGTTTGAAATGGGTGATTTAGAAAACCTGAAGGCATCAGATTTAAAAGAATTTATTAAACAAAGAACTAACTCTAAACTAGAAGAACTTGGTTATGAAGGTATCTTTGAATTTAATAAGAAAAAAGCAGAAGAATTGGATTGGTTCTACCATTTAACAGGTGGACATACTCATACTGACTTCTTTGCAATCAGACCAACTGATTATTCAAAAGCAAATGAAGGCGAAGATTGGGGAGATTTATTTTAATAAAGGTTATATAATGAATAAAGAATATACACTAGGTGACTTATTTAAATTTGTCCATTATTGGGCATATGAAAAAGGACTACTAAAAAGAGAAAATGCACCAAAACAAATGTTAAAAGTTTTGGAAGAAGTTGGTGAAACTGCAGGTGCACTTTTAAAATCAAATGAAGCTGAAATTAAAGATGGGATTGGGGATTCATTTGTAACTCTCATTATTCTTGCACATCAATTAGGATATACTCCTGAAGAATGTTTAGAATCTGCTTGGAATGAAATTAAAGATAGAACAGGCAAAACAAAGGATGGAGTATTTGTAAAAAATGAAAACTAGATATTACAAAAGAAATGTAATCACACACGGTGATTCTATTAAACATTACCCTGGCGGAACATCAATCCTTATGGATATGATATGGAGAGGAATTAAATATCAAATTATTAAAAGAAAACGAAAAAATGGCTAAGAACTACGGCGAAGATTTAGGTTGGGAATGTGGTGTTGATTTTCCAGAATGGGGAAATACCGAAATTTATGTAAAAACAATATCTAAAGGTTATTTACTAGCTGGTGAGAAACCAAAAGATGCTTATTGGAGAGTTGCAACTCGTGTGGCTCAACGATTGGGTAAACCACATCTTGCATCTAAATTCTTTGATTATATTTGGAAAGGTTGGTTAAATCTCGCAACACCAGTTTTATCAAATACTGGCACCGATAGGGGATTACCTATTTCTTGTTTTGGTATTGATGTAGCAGATTCAATCTATGATATTGGTGTAAAGAACCTGGAATTGATGTTACTTGCTAAGCATGGAGGTGGTGTTGGTATTGGAATCAATCAAATCAGACCAGCAGGCTCAAAGATTACAGGAAATGGAACATCAGATGGAACTGTTCCATTTTGTAAAATTTATGATTCAACTATTCTAGCAACAAACCAAGGTTCAGTTCGTAGAGGTGCTGCTTCTGTGAATATGAATATCGAACACAAAGATTTTGAAGAGTGGTTAGAAATCAGAGAACCTAAAGGTGATGTAAACAGACAATCCCTTAACCTTCATCAATGTGCCGTGGTGGGTAATAAGTTTATGAGAAAACTTCAAGATGGTGATGATGATGCTCGTAGAAAGTGGGGTAAACTACTTCAAAAGAGAAAAGCAACTGGCGAACCTTATATTATGTTCAAGGGTAATGTAAATAATCAAAATCCTGAAATGTATAAGAAAAATGGACTTAAAGTCTTTATGACTAACATTTGTTCTGAAATCACTTTACATACTGATGAAAATCACTCATTTGTTTGTTGCTTATCTTCAGTCAACCTTGCTAAATATGATGAGTGGAAAGACACAGACCTTATCTATACAGCAATTTGGTTCTTAGATGGAGTTCTTGAGGAGTTTATCCAAAAGGCAAAAGGACTACGAGGATTTGAAAACTCAGTTCGTTCAGCTGAAAGAGGTCGTGCGTTAGGACTAGGAGTTCTAGGATGGCACACTTACTTACAACAAAGAGGTATTCCATTTGAAGGAATGGAAGCTCAGTTTGAAACTCGTAAAATCTTTTCACAAATGAAGATTGAATCTGAAAGAGCATCTCGTGACCTTGCTGAAGAATATGGTGAACCACTATGGTGTAAAGATTTCGGAATGAGAAATACTCACCTCAGAGCAGTTGCACCAACGGTATCAAACTCTAAACTAAGTGGTAATGTATCACCAGGTATTGAACCTTGGGCAGCAAATGTATTCACCGAACAAACTTCAAAAGGAACTTTCATTCGTAAAAACCAAGAGTTAGAAAAAGTTCTAAGAAAAGCAGGTGTAAATAATAAAGATACTTGGGATAAGATTCTTACCGATGGTGGTTCAGTCCAAGATATTAAAGAACTCGATAAATGGTGTTTCTTAGGAAGTAAAATGGTTTTATGTGAAGAAATATCAGAAGAAGATAAACCAAAGACCTACCCTGTCAAGGATGTGTTCAGAACGTTTAAGGAAATCAACCAAATGGACTTGGTTAAACAAGCTGGTGTAAGACAACAGTATATTGACCAAGCCGTTTCCTTGAACTTGGCGTTCCCATCTATTGCATCACCAAAGTGGATAAATCAAGTTACTATGGAAGCTTGGAAACAGGGAATCAAAACACTCTACTATATGAGAACTGAATCAGTTCTTCGTGGAGATATTGCAACAAGAGC